TATTAGTCGCGCCCATCCTATTCTGTGGAGAAAACTCCCCACGAAAAAACCAAAATACACGGCCTGCGGGCTGATGTGGTCATAATCTGACACATATCCGCAAGGAATGCAGCGGGAAAGGAGGTCGAAATGTCAGGACAACGACAGCCGATTTCGCTGATTCAGGCGAAGGGAAAGAAACATCTGACGAAAGCAGAGATCGCGGAAAGGCAGCGGACGGAAGTGAAAGCGCCCGCCGACAAGGTCACGGCGCCGTCATACCTGACGCCGACGCAGAAGAAAGCCTTCCGGAAGACGGTGAAGGAGCTGCGCGCGATCGACCTGATTTCGAATCTGGACGTGGACGCGCTGGCACGATTGGTCATCGCACAGGAGAAGTACAAAGAGATCACGCAGCAGATCGCACAGCTGCCGCTGATGGTGGACATGCCGATCGAGACGAAGGAGAAGGACGAAGACGGGCGTCCGATCTATCAGACGATCAAAGTGGTGAACAGCCAGGTCGAGCGTCTGGCGATCATGCAGGACAGGTACTTCAGACAGTGCAGGCAAGGCGCGGCGGACTTCGGGCTGACCGTGTCTTCCAGATGCAGACTGATCGTTCCGAAAGCGCCGGAAGCGCCGAAGGGAAACAAATTTGACAAGTTCGCATAATGCGGACGGGGCGCAGTAATGCAGGACAGGACAACACAGTACGCTGCGGACGTCCTTGCGGGAAAGATAACAGCCGGGGAAATGGTGAAGCTGGCCTGCAAGCGCCACATGGAAGATCTGGAAGCATCGAAGGCCGCGCCGTACAGGTACTACTTCGACGTGGAACAGGCGGAACGGATCATAGACTTCGCCGAAACGCTGACGATCGCGGAAGGCGAAGAACAGGATCAGGTGCAGGCGTATCCGTTCCAGTGCTTCATTCTGGGATCACTGAACGGATGGAGAACGAAAAGCGGCAGTCACAGGCGCTTCAGAACGTCATACGTGCAGCTGGGACGTCAGAACGGTAAATCCTTCCTGAACGGCATTCTGGCGGCGTACTACGGCAATTTTGACCGCTACAGATACGGACAGATCTATTGCACGGCGACAAAGAAGGATCAGGCACTGATCGTCTTCAATGAGATCGTGAAGTTCATCAGATCGGATCCGGATCTGGAAGATTGCTTCGACATACACGAACACAATTCGACAATCGACTGCCGGAACACATACAGCAAGATCAAGGCACTGTCGGGCGACACGAAGTCGATCGACGGCTTCCGTCCGTATCTGGGAATCGTGGACGAATACCACGCCCACAAAGACGACCAGATGTACAAGCTGCTGGAAGGCGGCATCAAGAAGATGAAGTCGGCGCTGATCAGCGTCATCACCACAGCGGGCTTCGACCTGAAGTCGCCGTGCTTCGCGCTGTATGAATACTGCGTGAAGGTGCTGAAGGGCGTCACGAAGAACGATTCGCAGTTCATCTACATCGCGCAGATGGATGAAGGCGACGACATGTGGACGCCGAAGAACTGGATCAAGGCGAATCCGATTCTGGAATATGATCCGGAAGCGCTGGAAAACATGGTTCCGATCGCAGAGACGGCGAAGGAGATGGGCGGATCTTCGCTTCGCGACTTCATCGTCAAGCAGCTGAACATGTGGATCCAGTGGACGAACGACGTCTACATCAAGGACATCGAACTGTGGAAGGCCGGGAAGACGGACAAAACGATCCAGAACCTGAAGGGGCAGAAATGCTATGTCGGCCTTGACCTGTCATCCGGCGGCGACCTGACGTCGATCGCGTTCGTGTTCACATCGATCAGGGACGGCGTCCGGAAGTATTACGTCCACGTGCACAGCTTCATCCCGAAGCGCCGCGTGGAAGAACACATCCGCACGGATCGCGTGCCGTATGATCTATGGATCCAGCAGGGGCTGATCACCGTCACGGAGACGATGGGCGGCGTGAAGACCGACTACAAGTACATCCTGTCGTACCTTCAGACAGTCGTGAAGGCGCTGAATCTGGACGTTCAGTTCATTTGCTACGATCCGCACAACGCGTCCGCATTCCTGACGGATCTGGATGCGCTGGGATACGACAGCGTGGCGATCACGCAGTCGGCGAAGGCGCTGAACGATGCGACAGTGGACTTCCGGCTTGAAATCGAATCCGGAAACGTCGAGCACGACGGGAACGAGATGATGACATGGTCGATCGCGAACGCGAAGACAGTTTCGAACAGCTTCGGGGAAATCAAGATCGACAAGGAATACCAGACGGAAAGGATCGATCCGGTCGACGCGGTCATCGACGCCTGGACGATGGCGATGAAGGGAGAAGTGAAGCCGGATGTGAATGAAAGTGTGGAAATGTGGCTGAAGATGTACGAATCAAGCAGAGCAAGAAAAACGGAAAGGGGGTGATGAAGATTGAAATGGTGGCAGAAGATCAGGAACTGGTTCAAGAAGACATTCCTGAACCAGACGATCGAATCGCCGGACATGGCGGAAGAATCCTTCCTTGAATGGCTGGGAATCAAGAAGAAGAACCGGAACGGCGCACTGTCGGAAGTCACATACTTCACGTGTCTGAAGATGATGTCGGAAACCGTCGCGAAACTTCCGTGGAAATACTACCAGAAGACAGCGAACGGCATCGCCGAACCGGAACTGAATGACGTGGCGAAGCTGCTGAAATACAGGCCGAATCCGTTCATGACGCCGACAGCCTTCTGGAATGCGGTCGAGATGAACAGGAATCACTTCGGGAACGCCTACGTGTACGTCAGATCTAAGTTCAGCAGGAAGCGATACGGCGGCGAATACAAGGTGCTGGATCTGTGGGTCATGCCGTCGAACTGCGTGCAGATCGTCGTCGACGATGCCGGATACTTCGGCGGAGCCGGGAAGATCTGGTACGTGTACAGCGATAAGTACAGCGGGCAGCAGTACGTCTTCGGAACCGACGAAGTCCTTCACTTCAAGACTTCGCATTCCCTTGACGGCATCACAGGACTTCCGGTGCAGGAGATCCTGCGGCAGACCGTCGAAGGCGCAGCGGCATCACAGGACTTCCTGAACAATCTATACGCGAACGGCCTGACCGCGAAGGCGACGCTGGAATACACCGGCGACCTGAACGAGGAAGCGAAGCGGAAGCTGATCCAGGCATTCGAAACATACGGAGCCGGGACGAAGAACACCGGGCGGATCCTGCCGATCCCGCAGGGGATGAAGCTGACGCCGCTGGACATCAAACTGTCAGACAGTCAGTTCATCGAACTGAAGAAATATTCGGCGCTTCAGATCGCGGCTGCATTCGGCATCAAGCCGAACCAGATCAACGACTACGAAAAGAGCAGCTACAGCAATTCAGAAATGCAGCAGCTGTCCTTCTACGTGGACACGATGCTGTTCGTGCTGAAGCAGTACGAAGAAGAAGTCAACTGGAAACTGCTGACGGACGTGGAACGCTACGAAGAAGGCAAATACTACAAGCTGAACGAAAAAGCGATCCTGCGGACGGACAGCGAAACACAGATGAAGATCATGGCGCAGGCGATCCAGAACGGCATCGAGAAGCCGAACGAATGCCGTCGGAAGCTGGATCTTCAGGATGCAGAGGGCGGCGACCAGCTGATCGTGAACGGAAACTTCGTTCCGCTGGCAGACGTCGGCATCCAGTACGCGCAGAACGAACCACAGCAGAACGCACAGCAGACGCGGCAGCGGCCTGTGCATAATGCAGCGCAGGAAGGCGGGACTGTTCCATCAGCAGGACAGCCGGGCGGCGCGGATCCGGAAGACACAGCCGAAACAGATCCGGAACAGAAAATAAAGCAGGAAGGAGGGAAAGACGATGGTGAACAAATACCGATTCACGCGGAAGAATCCGAAGACTAAGAAGATCGAGAACACGGGGTACATGGAGATCAGGAACGCGGCAGCGGGTGCGGAACTGTACATCTACGGCGACATCGTGTCGTCTTCGTGGGATGTATGGAGCGCGGACGACACATGCCCGCAGGACATCGCGGACTTCATGAACCAGATCGATCAGAACGCAGATCTGACCGTCTACATCAATTCGGGCGGCGGTGACGTGTTCGCAGGAATCGCGATCCACAGCATCCTGTCCCGTCATACGGGGCACATCAAGGGCGTCGTCGACGGACTGGCGGCATCGATCGCATCGGTGATCCTGATGGCCTGCGACGAAATCGTGATGTCTACGGGCGCGCAGATCATGATTCACAAGCCGTCAGTCTTCGCCTACGGAAACGCGGACGATCTGACAGCACTGATCGCGGAACTGGACAAGTGCCAGCAGAGCATCACGGACATCTACATGCAGCACGCGAAGGAAGGCGTGTCAGAATCTGACATCACCGAAAAGATCAACGCGGAAACATGGATGTCTGCAACGGACGCGCAGGAAGTCTTCGACATCGAAATCGATGAACGGCCTGCTATGGCTGCGTGCGTCAGCTGGATGATGGACAGCTGGAAGAACGCGCCGAAGAACATCCGGACAGAGCGTCCGGAAGATGTCGAGAACAGGGAAGCCGAAGAAGAAGCTGACCTGATCGCAGAAATGGAACTGATGGGAATCTAAATCAAAGGAGGATCTAAACACATGAGCAAAGAAGCAAGAGCACTTCTGAAGAAGATCAACGACATGAAGAACGCGATCCGCGGCCTTCAGGGTCAGGGCAAGACGCAGGAGATGAAGGACAAGATGGATCAGCTGCGCGAGATGCAGCAGGAGTTCGACATCATGATGGAGATGGACGAAGACGAGATCGACGACATCGACGACGCCGTCAAGGGCGGCAAGGCGAAGGGAATCGAAGGCGGAGCGGCAGCAGGCGCGAAGAAGTACGCGAAGGCCGACATCGCCCGCGCATTCGTCAACCGTATCGTGTGCGGCCTGCGCAAGCGCCAGATGACAAAAGAGGATCAGGAGATCATGGACGCCATGTCCGAAGCTGATCCGAACGAGGACGGCGAATCCGACGGCGGCTTCACTGTGCCGCAGGACATCCAGACCGACATCCGCGAACTTCGCAGAACTGAAAACGATCTGGAAATGTACGTCAACGTCGAGAACGTCACCACACTGTCCGGATCCCGCGTGATCGAGATCGACGCAGACAGCACACCGTGGCCTGACGTGGATGAAGGCGAAGCGTTCACCGAACAGGATACACCGAAGTTCAAGCAGATCAAATACAAGGTCGCAAAGAAGGGCGGCATCCTGAAGACCACGCGCGAACTGCTTCAGGACACTGCGGCGAACATCCTGGCATACCTGAACAAGTGGATCGCCAGAAAGTCCAGGGCGACCAGAAACGCCGCCATCCTTGCGAAGCTGAACGAGATCACGACCGGGAAGGCCGTGGCGATCACAGGCGTGGACGACCTGAAGGATGTCTTCAACGTGAAGCTGGATGCAGCGATCGCGCCGACTTCCATCGTGCTGACCAATCAGGACGGCTTCAACTATCTGGACAAGCTGAAGGACGAAAAGAAGGACTACATCATCCAGCCGGACGTCACCGACAAGACAAAGCGTCTTCTGTTCGGCGTGTATCCGATCCACGTCGTCAGCAACAAGACACTGAAGTCCGTGACTTCCGGATCCAGCGCGAAGTATCCGCTGTTCATGGGCGATCTGAAGGAAGCTGTGACACTGTTCGACCGCGAGAAGATCACCGTGGAACTTTCTACAGAAGCCGGTGATCTGTGGGCGAAGGATCTGACCGGAATCAAAGTCCGCGACCGCTTCGATGTGCAGGCCGTGGACGAAGCTGCTGTCATCAAGGGCGAGATCACCGAAGCGATCGGCGGCTGATCGGATCCGGATGCAGATCATGAAGAAAGGAGCGGGAAAAGATGACGCTGACTGAAGTGAAGCAGTACATCCGCGTCGACTACACCGACGACGATGAACTGATCGAACTGATGCTGAATGCGACGCTGGACGAAATGAAGGAACTGATTCCTTCCTTCGATCCGGACAACATCACGAACCGCCAGAAGATCCTGATCTGCGCCTACATCAAGGAGATGTACGACAACAGAGGGAACACGACGGCACAGCCGGAGAAGATCCGGTACGCCGTCAGATCCCTTCTGCTGAAGGAAATGTTGAGGTGATGGGATGGCAGCGGCACGGATCGAGATCTACAGGAAGAACTACAGCATCGTGTCCGGGCGGCGCGTGGAAGAAGAACCGACACTGCATCATAAAGCATGGTGCGAGATAGGGAACCTTTACGGATCCGAACTGTACGGAGCGCTGGACATCCGCCTGGAAAACACGATCATCTTCGAAGTGCGGTACTGCAAAGCTATAAAAGCGATGCAGCAGCATCTGAAGGACTACTACATCAAGTTCGAAGGCGAAGTATATGACATCTTCGCGTCGGACTTCAGGAGGAACGAACGGCAGTATGTGCAGCTGAAAGCAAACAGAAGGGACTGATGCGCGATGAAGATCACGTTCAACATGGAGGGCTTCGACCGCCTGCGGACACAGGTGGAAACACTGTCGTCAGACAGCGAGATCGCCGCCTTGAACAAACGGATCTATCAGCGCAGCGCGGACGTCACGGAACCGCGAATGAAGGCGCATATGCCGCGATCAGCGGATAATTCGAAGTCAGGCCGGAACGGGTACAGACCGCCGGGACATGCGGCTGACAACATCCCGAAGAAAGCCACGTCACGAAAGGGCGAAGTCGGGTGGAAGCTGGACGGCGATGCGCAGAACTGGTTCTACATGAAGTTCGTGGAATGGGGCACGTCAAAGATGCCCGCGCGCGACTTCATCGAAAACACGATGCACGAATCAGAATCGGACTACAACCAGATCGCGGAAGAAGAGTTCCAGCGGGCGCTGAACGAAAAGCTGGGAGGATGAACGAATGGACGTCATCAAAACGGCAGCGGATGCGCTGAAGCCTTTATCAGACGAAGGGATCACCGTTCAGCAGGGATGGTACGATGCCAGCCTGAAGAAGCTGCACATCACGCTGTGGAAATTAAGAGACTACGCCGCCGCGCATTCGGATGATGACTGCGACGTAGAAGCCGCGACGATACAGGTCAATATCTGGTCGACAGCTGATCAGCAGGATCTGGTGAAGCGGGTGAAGAAACTGATGAAGGCGAACGGGTTCGAGTTCACGGAAGGGAACGACACCGGGGAACCGGACACGGGCGTCTTCATGAATGCGATGCGCTTCTTCTATCAGGAGGAAGCCGAAGAAGAAACGGAGGAATAAAAGAATGGCAGACACACAGACCATCGTCAGAAGCAGAACGAAGTCCTTCCGTGACATCCACGTCGCACACGTGACGAAGAACACGGAAACAGAGTACGCGGCAGACACGCCGACAAAGCTGGCGCGCGCGATCACCGGGAAGATCAGCGACAAATTCGAATCCGAAAAGATCTATTCGGACGACAGCGTCGAGGATACCAACATGACGTACACCGGGACGGAAGTCGAATTCGAAGTGAACGCGCTGGCGCCGCAGGACAAGTCACGCGTTTTCGGTCATCTGTACAAGAACGGATACCTTGTGAAGAACAAGAACGACAAAGCGCCGGAAGTCGCGGTCGGATGGCGTGCGAAGAAACTGAACGGAAAATACGAATTCTGCTGGATGTACGCCGGGCGCTTCGATCAGGGGATGGAAGACAACTACGAAACCGAAGGAGCCAGCCCCAAAACACAGACGGCGACGCTGAAGGGCAACTTCTACGAGCGCCAGATGGATGGAAACTACAAGATCGAGGTAGACGAAGGGAACCTTCTGGAAGCGGATACAAGCGCGGCAGCGGCGATCAAGAAATGGTTCGAAACCGTACAGGAACTTCCGACATCCGGCAACTGATAACTAATAACTGATCATTTTAAGGAGGGACGAAAATGGCAGCAACCAACACAGTGAAGAAAAGAAAGATCATCATCGGCGGGAAGGAATACCAGATGCCGCAGAAGATGACGACGCTGGCGTACATGCGCTACATCAAGCTGCGCGACGAGATCATGGAGACGGAGAAGCAGCAGCGGCTGTACAACTACAATCAGTTCGTCGAGATGATGGACGTGATCGTGGAGATGTACGGCGACCAGTTCACACGCGACGAACTGATCAGCGAACTGTCACCGGAAGACATCATCATGGAATTCGCGATGATGGATGTCAGCGTCGCCGCGAACGTCGACACGAAGGTGGAGAAGTTCAAGGAAAATTTTACAAGTGGCGAGTGATGCCGGAAATGACGCTGCCGTACGGAGAGGATGAACGGATCTGTGCGGCAGTGTCTGTTCGACAGTACAGGCGGTACACGGAGATCATGGAACAGAACGTCACCGAATCGATCGAAGACGCGGTCGAAGCGAATGCGCGGATCCTGTCGGAGATCTTCGGCGTGCCGATGACGCAGATCAGGAAGATGGATGCGGAAGACGTCATGACAGCGGCGAAGCAAGTGCACTTCGTCATGCAGGACGTCATCACGCAGAAGTTCCTTGATCTGAATCCGGAGCATCCGGAAGCGGTCGAGAAGGAAGCATCAGCGTTTGACGAATATGACGAAGAAAACGGATACAACGACGACGGAGCACAGGAAGAAAGAAACTTCTGGCAGATCTGCCGGGAGAACGTCGACCGGGTCGTGAAGCTGTGCATCCGGCTGATGAAGAATTCATATCAGGACTGCATGGAAGCGGACATCATGAGCCTGCTTGATTATGTGGCATTTGAGATCCGGACACTGAAAGAAAACTAAGGGAAGGAGCGGGACAGCGTGGCAACAGTAAGAATAGACATTCAGGCCGAAACACAGCAGTTTCAGGCATCCATGCGGCAGTGTTCCGCAGAGATGAAGAAGCTGTCGTCCGAATACAGTCTTGCGGCTGCACAGGCGAAGCTGTCCGGATCCGCACAGGACGGCCTTCGGGCGAAGGTCACAGAACTGACTGGCAAAGTAGGACTTCAGAAGGACATCGTCGAAAAGAACGAAGCGCAGCACGCAAAGCTGAAGCAGGCGCTGGAACAGCAGAAATCGACGCACGACACGCTGAAGACGAAGGTCGAAGCGGCGAAGAAGGCGTACGAAGAAAGCGCGAAGGCCACAGGCGAAGATTCTGAACAGACGAAGAAGCTGAAGGCAGAGTACGAAAAGCTACAGTCACAGCTTGGAAACACAGAAAGAAGCATCCAGAAGACAGAAACAGCGATCACGAAGCAGGAAGGCGCGGTCACATCTTCAAAGGCGAAGCTGGCAGAACTGGAAGTACAGCTGCGGAACGTGAACGCGGAACTGGCACGGGCGCCGTTCGATGCCTACGCAGAGAAGGCGAACAAGATCGGCGGAACGATCACGAAGGTCGGCGAAGCGATCATGCCCGCGTCTATGGCGACGGTCGGGCTGGGAACGGCAGCAGTGAAGACTGCCGCGAACTTCGACACTTCGATGTCACAGGTTCAGGCGACGATGGGTCTGACGAAGGATTCCACGTCGAAGCTGAACGGCGAAACGGTCAACACGATGGACGCGCTGTCGAAGCTGGCGCGGACGATGGGAAAGGACACGAAGTTTTCCGCCAGCGAAGCAGCGGACGCGATCAACATCCTTGCGATGGCAGGCATGGACACGGATGACATCTATTCCGCGCTGCCTGCGACGCTGAATCTGGCAGCGGCTGGCAACATCGGCATCGCGCAGGCCGCAGACTATGCGACGGGCATCATGTCCGGGTTCGGAATGAAGACGGAAGACGCTTCGAAGGTCGCGGACGTTCTGGCGGTCACGGCATCCAGCGCGAAGGGATCTGTGTCCGACTTCGGCGCAGGACTTGCACAGGCAGCAGGCCAGGCATCCATCACAGGCCAGTCATTCGAAGACACAGCGACAGCGCTGGGAATTCTGGGAAATCACAATATATCCGCAGCTGAAGGCGGAAACATGCTTCAGCGTGTCCTGAAGAACCTGTATCAGCCGACATCGACGGCGAAGGACGCACTGGATGCGCTGGGCGTGTCCGCCTACGATTCAGAGGGCAAGGCAAGGCCGCTTCAGGACGTTCTGACAGATCTGCGGGGCAAGCTGGGCGAACTGTCCGAAGAGGACTACAACAGCGTCATGGGGCAGATCTTCGACACGGCTTCACTGCGTGGCGCGAACTTCCTGATTCAGGATTCCGGGGAAGCATTCGACAATCTGCGCGCGAAGATCGGCGGCGCATCCGGCGCGGCGGAAAAGATGGCAGAGGTGCAGCAGGACAACCTACAGGGACAGCTGACCATCCTGAAGTCACAGCTGGAAGAACTGGCAATCAGCTTCGGTGAACTGCTGATGCCGAAGATCCGCGAAGTCGTCGGCAAGATTCAGGACTTCGTGGACAAGCTGAACAACATGGACGAAGGACAGAAGCAGGCGATCATCCGGATCGGCCTGGTCGTGGCGGCAGCAGGGCCTTTACTGGTCGCGCTGGGAAAAATGATCATATTCACGGGTCAGGTGTCCACGCAGATCGGGAACATGGTCGAGTGGTACACGAAAGCAGGCGGCGCATCCGGGATCCTTGCGAAGGCACAGACCGGACTGTCGTCGGCGTTCAGCTTCCTGACGTCACCGGTCGGAATCGTGATCGGCGTCATCGCCGTGCTGGTGGCGGCATTCATCCATCTGTGGAGGACGAACGAAGACTTCCGGAACGCGGTCATCGCGATCTGGGAGCGGATCAAAGGCGCCTTCCAGGAATTCGTCGGCGGCATACAGGAAAGGCTGTCAGCGATGGGAATCAGCTTCCAGTCGATCACGCAGACGATCAGTGCCATCTGGGACGGCTTCTGCAACCTGTTAGCGCCGGTATTCGAAGCAGCCTTCGGAATCATAGCGACGGTATTGGAAACAGCCTTCGGCGTCATCACGGGGCTGCTGGACGTGTTCATCGGCGCGTATAACGGCAACTGGACACAACTGTGGACAGGCGTGCAGGAGATCTTCGGCGCGGTCTGGGAAGGCATCAAGGGCATATTCAGCGGCGTGCTGGCTGCGCTTCAGGGCGTCGCAGACGTCTTTCTGGGATGGTTCGGGACTTCGTGGACAGAACTGTGGACGAACGTGCAGGGCTTTTTCGAAGGCGTCTGGAACGGCATCAGCACGTTCTTCACGACGATCTGGACAACGATCAGCACGACCGTCACGACATTCTGCACGACCGTCTGGACGACGATCAGCACGATCTTCACGACGGTCGCGGAAACGGTGTCGACGATCTGGGAAGGAATCAAAAACGTCATCCAGGTGGCGATCATGTTCATCGTGGAACTGATCAGCGCGGCCTTCCAGCTGATCACGGTTCCGTTCCGGTTCATCTGGGAGAACTGCAAAGAGACGATCACGGCAGCGTGGGAAGCGATCAAGACCACAGTGTCGACGGCGCTGAACTTCGTGAAGGACAACATCATCACGCCGGTCATGACGGCGATCAAAACTGTGATCGACACAGTGTGGAACGGCATCAAGACCGTGATCACGACCGTCATGAACGCGATCAAGACCACAGTGTCGACCGTCTGGAATGCGATCAAGACAGCCACATCGACCGTCTGGAACGCGATCAAGACAGCCGTCACGACCGCAGTGAACGCGATCAAGACAGCGGTCACGCCGATCTTCAACGCGATAAAGACCACGATCACGTCCGTGTGGAACGGAGTGAAGAGCGCGACGACATCCGCATGGAATGCGATCAAGTCAGGCGTGACGTCCGCCGTGAATGCGGTGAAGTCGAAAGTCCAGTCCGTCATGAACAGCATCAAGTCCGTGATGTCTTCGGCATGGAACAGCATGAAGGGCGCGGCGTCTTCCGGATGGAACGCCATCAAGTCGGCGATCGAAAGGCCGATCAATGCGGCGAAGCAGGCCGTGGCGAATGCGATCAGCGCCATGCGGTCGAAGTTTAACTTCCATTGGAGCCTGCCGCATCTGGCACTGCCGCATCCGTATATATCCGGACACTTCAGCCTGAATCCGCCGTCAGTCCCGCACTTCGGGATCAGCTGGTATAAATCCGGCGGTATCATGACACGTCCGACAGTATTCGGAGCATCCGGGAACACACTGCTGGCAGGCGGCGAAGCGGGAGCGGAAGCGATCCTGCCGCTGAAAGCGTTCTATGATCGCCTGGGCGACATGCTGGACAAGAAGCTGGATGCACTGACAGGCGGGACGGTCGTGTATGTATACGTCACGATGGACGGCGATGTCGTCGCGGAAAGAGTATACACACGCGTCGAAAATGAATTCGTAAACAAAATACAGCGGAAGAGATAAGGAGGGATGAAACATGATCGTGAACGGCGTGGACGTCAGGGAATACGGCGCGAAGCTGCTGACGGTCGAGGAACAGCCGCCGAAGATCAGTGTCCAGAAGGAGATGATCCAGCGGGCACTGCTTCCGACGGAGTACGAAACAGACATCCCGCTGGGAACGCTGAAGCTGACGATCTACTTCCGCGCAAGGAACCGGGCAGAACTTCAGCGGACTGTATCAAGATTCATGATGCAGTTCCGCCAGTCTGCCGTCCTGGAAGAGATCAAGGGATACAAAGGCAAATACAAAGCATATCTGACAGACGACAGTCTGACGAAGACGCTGGATCTGTCGAAGAAGATTCTGGAACTGTCGATCGATGGATATTTCTTCGATGACGATCTGGAAATCACATTCGACGGGAAGACGTCCGGGCAGATCTTCGTGGAAAGCAGCAAGGACGCGCCGTGCGCCGTGGCAGTTACGGCAAAGCAGCAGCTGACGGACTACGTGATCGTATTGAACGGCGAAGCCTACACCGTGGAAACACTGGCAGCAGGGAAGACACTGATCATCGACGGCAGGAGCGGGAAGGCAACGATCGACGGGAAGAACGCCTTCGATCAGGTGTCGTTCTGGCAGTTCCCGCGCCTGGCAGCGGGCGAAAACGATCTGACGTTTTCTTCCGGATCCGCGAAGGTCGTGCTGACGTATACGCCGATGTGGATGTAAGGAGGGCAGCGGGATGATCCAGATATACGACGCGCTGCACAAGCGGATCGCGGCGATCGACATGATGGACGACCTGAAGATCGAAAAGACGCTGTCGTCCGGGGACAAGGAACTGTCGTTTTCATATCCGAAGAACGGCGCGGCGATCGCGGCACTGGCAGCGGAAAACTACATCCGGACGAAGGAAGACGAATACGTCCTGAAGGAGATCGAGACAGGGGCGACGAAGAACAGGTACGTCGCGAAGCTGAACATCGAAGAACTGGAACAGCAGGAATTCACGTACGGCTTCGAATCGCAGACACAGACGGCGCGCGCCTGCCTGGAATTCGCGTTCGAGGGAACCGGCTGGACGGTCGGCACGTGCACGATCACGAAGCGCCGGACGGTAGACATCGAAGACGCGTGCACGGCGTGGGATGTCCTTCAGGACGTCCTGAAGACGTACATGTGCGAATGCAGCATAGACAGCATCCGGAAGGCGATCCATCTATATGAGCACATAGGAACGGATCGCGGCGCCTACTTCATGGAGGGGCTGAACCTTCGGAAGCTGACAGTGAAGTCGAACACGTACGACTTCTACACGCGGATCTATCCGATCGGCAAGGATGGCATCACGCCGGAAATCGT